CTTTTCTTTTATATTCTAAAATTAACCTACCTACAACTAATATACTTGAAAAGTCAATATTAAATACTGATTATTTATATTATTGGAAATTTATTAATAATAATACTCAAATATCTGAAACAATCACTATTGATTCTCTTATCAATGAAATTGCTCCTACTTCTGAATTAGAAGAAGATGTCGACATTCTCAATCAAATGAAGAAAAAAATATTTAATAATATACAACAATATTTTCTAGATGAAAGTTTATACAATGATTCTACTAATATTGATACATATGAAAAATTTCTTAATAAAGTAATTCCTAATAATATCCAATGTTTTAATATTGTTAAAAATTTATCCACCAACATGTTGTCTATTTATTCTATTGTTAAGCAATTAGAGCTTTTCCATATATATTTTCCTGATGTTAATTTTAATCTATTTGAAAAACTGGCCGATTTTATTACTAGTAATATTACTAACTATAAAAGTCGTCTTGCCAATAATATCAGATCTTACAATAGTTTTTCTTCTAAAAACTATACTAAACAATTACCTAGTAAATGGTTTAAAATTCTAGAAAAAAATTCTGCTCTAAGCACTATTGTTATGGAATCATATAATTTAGAACCTACTTTTACTGATAATGAACTATTTACAAAAATATATAATATTGACAACGGTGAATTATTTACAATCGCACTTGTTAGAATTAATTTAGATTTACAAACTGATAATCTTCTAGAAGAATTTGTTAAAAAATATGAACAGTCTATTGCAAATAAAAATAGAGAAACAAATGATTGCAAAACTATTACTAAAAAATATAATACACTTGAATATCTCGAATCAGATAACGGTAAAGATATTTATGTAGACTCAGAATATGACAAAACTGATTATAAGTTTATAGATAAATTAACTAGTGAACAAAAAAGTTTACCGAAAGAAGAACTATTACAAATATTAGCCGATAAACTAGTTGAAAATAAATCTATAAGCGCAGAAAAGGCCAGGTTAGAAGCAGATAATATAATTAATCGACAAACACTTGTCGAAAATGGTGATTTTGCTTTACTCTCTATTATAGATCAAGAACCTCAATATTTTATTAGACAAGACAGTGTTTGGATTATAAAAGATCTAGGAACTAATGTAGAAATTAAAGATAATAAATTATTTTGTAATTTACAAAATCAATGTATTTCTGATGATAATGGTTGTAATACATTCACTATTGCTGAATCTAATCTAAATGAAACTGTACTACAACAAATATATAAAGAATTTGATAATACATATGATAAACAGGCTGAAAAAATACGAAAAGAAATTGATTTAGTATTAGAAAAGAGTATCATAAGAATTAAATTGTTAAAACGTTATAAGTTAACTAATTTTTACAAGTATGATACACTTAAAAGAAATATCGCTGACTTATTAGATGACGAACCAGAATTAGCAGTAACATCTCCTTATGAAAATTTACGAGATATTATACTTGGTCAAGATGATTTTGTTAAACGCCAACACTTTATACAAAAATTTGTTATGCTATTTACACGACCTTCTTTTGAATACGAAGATCAATATTGGTTATATTGTATTAAAACAAGTACTAAGTTATTGCCATTATTTATTAGTACTTTAGCTAACAAATATATTTCTGGCGGAGACTATCTATATGAATTAGATCTTATTGCAACTAATCAAGGAACTATTAGTGATGATGGCGATTCATTTGTTGATAAGCATAGTGGATATTTTATTAAAAAAATAGAATTTGATACTGAAGAGGGATTTACAGAAGAAGGGTTCAAACTCAAAACTAGAGAGAAAATAGAAAAAGATCTTGGAGATCATGTATTAGAATTAGCAGATGATGAATCTAAATCTAAGGAAAAAGTATTAAGTAGTGAAGCTAGATTAGTTTCTAATATAATTACTGCTATAACTGGTAGTAGTGGAATGGGAATTAATATTAAAGATCAATATAATTTTATTATTGACAATGTCATTTTATTACATAAACAACTTGCACCAACACAACAACAATACCAGAAAATGACTACAGCCGCAGCTAAAGCAAAAAAAACAATTGCTAGCTATGAAGACCAAGTCGGTAGACCATTAATAATACTTACATTTATTTTTATATCTATTGCTATACAGACTAATATTCCAAGTATTGAAACTAGAAAAACTTTCCCTAACTGTGTTAAAGCGTTTGAAGGTTATCCTATTTTTGGAGATGATATGGCAGCAATTACATACATAGCTTGTATTGCTAGAAAAATGAGAAATAATGAATATCCTTGGTCATCTATTTACAATCTTAAAGAAGAGAAGATTATATTACAAATAAAAAATTTACTAGATGGTAAAAATAGTCCTTTAAAAAATCCATCTGTTAAACTTAAAATTGCTGAAAAACGCCAATATAATAAAACTAAAAGAAAAGATATTAAATTAGATTTATTAGTTATTGATAAATTACAAGGATTTTTTCCACCATTATTACCATTTACTGTAAAAGCATATCCACTTGCTGAAGGATTTACTAGTTCTCTCGCTAGAAATATCAAAGCTGGAAGTTACATGCAACAAGATCAAATTAATGTAATTAAGTCAAAAATAATAAAATTTGGTTTATCTATTCAAGAAAATATTAAAAAAGTTATAGAAAAACAATCTCCTTTAATTAATAGTAAATCTGGTGTTGTTTTTCTTGAAAATACTTGTTGTGATTCAACTAGTACAGATATCCATAAATATTTTACAGAAATTGATTCATCATTGATACAAAGTAACAATATTGTTATTAGTTTATCAGATATTTTACAAGATGTGTATAGTGCATCCAAGGCACCAATACTTTTTGATCCAAGAGATTCAAGATATTATTATCCTGAATTATCAAAAACATTTTCAACTGATACTATTTATCAGGCGTTTATAGTTTTTTGTAAAAATAAAACACTCAATTTAGACAGTGATATACAAGATGCTTGTGGTCTCTCTTCTCATTTAATTCAACAGACACAATCTATTAGTGAGCAAATTGATATACTAAAAAAAGATGGTATTAATTATAGTGAAGAACTATTTCAGCAATTATTAACTATTGTTAATTTGAAAAATATTGTTACTATTAATTTAACATTAAAATATCCTAATGTAGTCCAAAATTTTACTGATGTCTTAAATAATCTCGAAGAGACTCCTGATGAATATATATCTAGTCAATTAGTAGTAGATCTAAAAGACTTACTTGACCAATACTCACTTAGAGATGATAGTGCAACCGGTTCTAGTAGAAAAATTAAAAACTTTTTAGATTCTGAAAATAGTAAACTATTAGAGAAAATAAATTTATTTATTAAATCAAATGCAGGATTATCAAAAAGTAAATTTGCAACAATCTCTACTTGTCTAGATAATATTACTAAATTTTTAGAAATAGGAGATAATATCCTTATCAATTCTGAAGATGAAACTACATTTAAAACTATAAACTTTATCAAAAATATACTAAGAAATGCTAGTATTGTTTTTCCTAACATTATTTTAAATAAAATAAATTATCAAGATAGTAAGATACCAAAACACTGGAATCTGTCTAGACGACACGAGAATGATATTAGTGAAATTATAAATAATTATTACAAAAACCTAAAACCAATGTATGATGATCCTGAATTAACTGATATATTACGTGTCGTCCAATCTAAATCAAAAAATTTATTAAAATTAAGTGAAACTACACCATTTTTTGCATCAATAACTGTTGGTTCCGATACTACAGCATCAGTATTTGATACTAGATTAGTATTATTTTTATATAAATACTATTTTTTAAAAACTCTTGAAATTTATATAGATTTAAGTAAATTAACACAACAATTTGCTAGACCCGCAGAAGTATTAACAGTTAAAGAAGAGACACCTAAAGAAGCTGAAGAAGAAGTAGCTGAAAGTATGGTAAAACCATCAGATGAACCAGAGATACCTGTGCCAGAGATTTCAGCTCAAACATATATTGCACAAGCAACTATTGCTGGTGCTAGAGTAGAAAAAATGCAAAGTGTTGCAAAATATCTTTATGTTATTATGGAGATAATATGTACACATAAAAAGAATATTGATTACAATAAAGATAGTATAATAGATAAGATATTAATATCTAAAGAGAGAGAGAAAAAAGATATCACTGATTATTTAAAAGGATTAACTGATGAAGAGAGAGAAGTTGAAAACATATTTAAAAATCAAAAACTTGAAAAATGGAGTAAAGGTTTACAAAAGGGACTCACACAATATGTTCAAGAGACATATGATGAAGAACGTGAGCAAGCGGAACAAGAACAAATACGTGATAAAAAACTTGCTGTTAAAACCGGTATATCTGATATGAATAAAAATATATATGCTGATGAATATGATTTAGAACAACAAATATCAGACGAAATAGAAAGGGAAGCATACTCTTTAGACGATTATGGTGGTGAAGATGAACATGATGAAGTTTATGAAGAATATGATGATGATTTTTAAAATTCCTGATTTATTTTAATTTTAAAACAATAAAAATAAATCCTATAAATATATAATGTATAAGTTATTTATAAAAAATCATATAATTGGAACAACCATATCTATTTTTTTAATTATTTATATTGTTTTTATGGTTATGAAGCCAGCTTTTTTATTTACTAAAGATGGTTCTATTAGACATTTTGGTCTAGGTAAACGTAATTCAACAATAATTCCAATATGGTTGTTTGTTATAATTTTAGCAATAATGATTTATATGATGGTTTTATGTATTTTAAGATAATTAGTGACCATGATCTAAATATATTCTTGGTTCTACATCTTTTTCACTATTATCTTTAACCATTTGTTGATATTCACTATGACGTCTCTCCATCTCTTTAACGCTACTACTACATTGTGCTTGAACTATATAATTATATGAAGTAACAATTGTTAATGCCCCAGTTAATCCAAACCAGACAAATTTAGAAACAAGAAATTTCAATCTCACTAATTGTTGTAATTTATCATAATATTGATCTGCTTTACTACTTAGTAATCCACCAGATTTTAATTTTTTCCAAAATTCTTCATATCCAACTGATGCATTTGGTATTTCATTTATTAATAATGATGGATTATCATAAATTTTCCCTAAAGTTTGTGATAACTCACTATCTTGTGTCTGTTCTTTAGATTTTAAAACTTCTCCTAATATACTATTTAATTTACCTACTGTACTAATTACTATATATCCAAATGTATTAGAAAATGGACTTAACCACCCAGGAAATAATAATAACATTAAATTTAATATGCCAAAAATAAAAATCCAAGGAAACATAGTGTAGAAAAATGCAGTTTTAACATGAGTTTCTCCACATAAAGTTTTTGTAGTATTAACATTTGCTCCAAACTGAAATATAAATAATAGAATAAAATATGTAATTGTAGCTATAGCACTATGTTTTTCTTCGGTTTTATATTGAATAACAAAGTAACCTATAGTTATTACACCAAATAATAATAATCCAATATTAGGACTTGGTAAATTTTTTGATTGAGACATTTATAGATAATAACTATAAATTTTTTTAATTATTTATTTTATTAATGGAATATTCAAAACCGCTTTTAACAGAATTTACAACAAAATTTTATATTAAAAATTCATTAAAAGAAGTTAGACAATTTAAAAACAAATATATAACTGTTATAGTTAATATTTTGTTATTCTTATTATTTGTTGGAGTAGTTTCTCTATTACTATATTATAAATATAAGGGTAAACCAAGTAAAGAAGAAATTAAGATAAAAGACAACCAAAAAAAACAATATTTATTTGAAAAGTTACATAAAATTTCTTATGAAAAAAGAAAAGAAAATCAAAATTTAATTACTGACTTACCATTAATTTAATGTTTTAGACAATTAATTATCAATCTAAATATTTAAATATTTAATATATTTAGATTATATAATGTCTAAAAAAACACTTACTAAAGGTACTATTACTTTTGATAATGCTATTTCTACCTACTATAAATTAAAAGGTCAATATAATAATAATATTAATAAACAAATCAAAGAGATTTATGAAAAAAATCTCTCTCCTGAAGAAAAAAAAGTAAAATATGCTGAAATAAAACGAAAATGTATTGTATGTGGTAAATCAGGAGGTACTATTTTTGAAGAAGATAATACAATGCTACTAGCAAAATGTGGTAATCAAGATACTCCTTGTAAACTAGATATTAAATTAGAGAGAGCAAAATATAATAATATAATAAATATTATATCAAACCAAAATAATAACATAAATAGTAATAAAAATAGTATTATTAATACTAAACTAAATTTTTTATTTGGATTTAAAAATCAAGAAACTACTTTAACCGAATTTGAAAAACTGAAAGTAGATTTAGTAAAAATTATTAAAGAATATCAAGATAATAGTAGTAAATATATTAAAACTATTTATAATTCAGAAAATATTCCAAAAATAAATGCATTAAACAATAAATTTGATTCAAACATAAAAATTTTTAAAGATAATATAAAAAATTATAAAGAGTCTGGTCAAGAATCTTTTATAAAAGATGCTGTTGAACTCTATGTTAATACTATTGTAACTATTAATAAAGAACTTCAAGCTTTAAAATACAAAATACAAGAAGTTGAACATTATAAAGATAATAATATGTTGATACATAAACTTGTTCAAAAACCTTATACTTTATCTGATTTAGAAATAGTTCAACCTGGTACTGAAAATAAAGTTATTACATTTTCTGTTTAAAATTTTATTTATATAATATAATGATAACAAACTTTATTGATTTTAAAGTTTTTTTTATTAGTTTAGCAATTGGTCTATTTTTTGTCTATATTAATCAATCTCCAGCAACTATTATTTATGTTTATCCTACACCTGATAATATTGATAATATTCAATATAAAGATGATATAGGTAATTGTTTTGAATTTGATGCTAAAGAAGTCTCTTGTCCAGATGATAAAACTAAAATTCATACAATTCCTATACAAGAAGGATTCTAATATTTAATATTTAATATATAAATATTATATATATGAAGACTCCATCACTTAAAACTCTTATAAATAGTAGTAAAGGTAAAATTATATTATCAATTATTTTAGGATTTGGTATCGCAACTTTATTTAGAGAATCTTGTAAAAACAGAAACTGTTTAGTATTTCATGCGCCTTCTATCACAAAAGTTAAAAATAAAGTTTTCTCTTATAATGATAAGTGTTACAATTATAATGAAAAACATACTACTTGTAATCCTAATAAACAAATTTTAGAGATTAACAAATAAAATGCGTAAGCTTATTATATATAAAAAATTTATATATAATAATGTCTTCAGGTACTACTAGTATAGACCAATTACCATCAGCACCATCTAATCCCTCTGCTACTCCTATTCAGAATAATTTACCTCCACAATCTGTACCTAATCCTGAAATTAATACAGAAAATGTTAAAATAGAAAATTACGGACAACAACTTAATGCTGAAAGACAACAGCAAACTGGGTCACAAGTACAACCAATTGATTATACTTCACAACTAACATCAGCACTTAAAGAAGCTCAATCTTCTGGGGCTACTGTTTTACCATCAAGAGATATACCACAACAGACTTTATCTATACAACAAGATTATCAAACTAAAGCTGACTTTGTTCCATCATCTGAAACAAATGATTATATTGGCAATATTTTAAATAAAGAAAAAATTATTTTAGAACAAAAACAAAAACAAAATCAATCTGATAATTTAGAATATATTTATCAAAGTCTACAATTACCTGTTTTAATTGGTATTATGTATTTTTTATTTCAACTTCCATTTATTAGAAAAAATCTATTAACATTCTTACCAAATCTATTTAATAAAGACGGTACTCCAAAACTATCTGGATATATATTTAATAGTGTAATATTTGCATCACTATACACATTACTAGTTAAAGGATTATACTATTTACAAAATTAATCATTAAATCTATTTGTAAACAGATCTGATTCTATTTTGTCAAGTAATTGTTTCTGTCTTATATTTCCATTAACTCTTTTAAATAATTCTTGTACTAATGGATCATTATTATAGTCATTTAAATACACTACATTTTTTATTCCAGCAGATAATAATAATTTACCACAATTAAGACAAGGATAATGAGTTATATATGCTGTACAATCATTACAAGATACACCTCTTTTTGCACAATCAGTTATTGCATTCTGTTCCGCGTGTACTGTTCCAACCTCATGTCCATCACGAATATATGATTGATGAGGACATCCAGCAATAAATCCATTATATCCTTGTGCAACAATTCTATTATCTTTTACTAACATACATCCTACATGTAATTTTTTACATGTAGACCTTTTTGCAGTAATTTGGATTAATTCACTAAAATATGTATCCCAATCTGGTCTAGACATAATATAAAATATTCGTATATTTTTATATTCTTTATTGTGTGATTATTATATGATAAATAATAACAGTTTACTCGATAATTATATAGATTCAATGATTGAAAATACTAATATAAATAATTTTCCAAACAAAATTAATCTTATTTTAGATGGCGGTGCTTTTAATGGTGCATATACGGCAGGATGTGTATATTATATAAAAAGATTAGAAAAGAATAATATATCAAAAATTAATTATATTTCTGGTTGTAGTATAGGAGCAATATTAGGGTTTTTATTTTTAACCGATAAATTACATTATGCACCAACTATTTACACTACTTTATTAAATAAAACTAGAAATGATATTATTATTAATACTTTACCAGAAGTAATTAATAATTTTGTTAGTGATACTGATATAGATAAAGTTAATAATAGATTATTTATATCATATTATGATGTTGAGACACTTAAACATAATGTACAATCTAAATTTGCAAATCGTGAAGAATTAGTAGATATATTAATTCGATCTAGTTATGTACCTTATTTTATAGACGGACAACTAAAATATAAAAATAAATATTGTGATGGATTTTTACCTCATATATTTAATAAAAGTAATATTAAAACTATATTTATATCTCTTATTAATATCTTTAATATAAAAGAGAGTGTATATACAAAATGTGACAAAAATATATGGAATAAATTATTTAAAGGATTAGATGATATAAATTTATTTTTTAATAATTCAAAATACAAACATTCATTATATTGTAGTTATCTTGATAAATGGAATGTAATTAATTTTATTTTATTCAAGTTTAGAGAACTATTAACTTTGTGTTTTATTATTATATTAAAATATAATAAAGTTATTGCTAATTTACCAGATATTATAGTTAATAATATTATATATATAAGAATTAAAGAAATAATAGTTTCGTTAATTAAAAATATACTTTCATACAATATATTATAATATTTTCTTGTAATATATTATATATGGCTGGTTGCTGTGGAATAATTGGTGGAAGACGTCGTCTAACAAGAAAAGCTAGCAATTCAAAAAAGAGAACTTTGCGTCGCCGCGGTGGAAAACATAAACAGACAGTAAAAGGATTTAGTGGCAAATGGAAAACCCGAACTATGATTAAGTAATTAACATATTATTTATAATATAAATATAAATAATATGAGACCAATATATTATGAAAATATAGAAATTAATCAAAATAATACAAATTTTCAAATAGAAAATAGTGGTTCTTTTTATGTTATCTTATCATTAATAGGTGCATTTGTCTTAATTTTTACAAGAAAAGTTTGTTCTAATTATAATAATCAATCAAATGATATACCAATAGATAATAATAGTATAAAAGATAGTGAAATTATAAGTTCACTTAGTAGTAATAGTAGCAACATTATATCAGATGATGAGTTACCTAGTTATAATGAAGTTGTAAAAGAATATTAATATATTAATATATTATATATGGCAAGACATAGAAAAAGTCATAAAAATTCATATCGTAAGCAAAATAAACGTAAAACTGCAAAAAAATTAAGAGGTGGTGCTGCACCTGATTTTATAAGTATGATGAAATCATTAATACCTCAAACACACACAGTATCTACTGCTACAGGATCGGGTATGCCAACTCCAGCATCCGAAAAAAATCCATATACTAAAGGAGGTACAAAAAAATATAGACAGCGTGGTGGTTTAGCACGCTATGCAAGTAGCAAGACCTGGGTTTGTAGAGGTAATATTGGTTGTGCAAATAATATTAATATATATTAATTTTTAACTTAAAGAAAATTTTTTTTTTTTTCAAAATTTTATTTTGTTTTCAAAATTTTTAAAATTGGACAATGATTTTTTAAAATTTTGAAATTATAATTGAAAATTAAAAAAAAAAAAAAAAAAAAAATAAATTTTTTATTTTTTTTTTTTTTAAATAAAAATAAAATAAAATTTTTTTTTTTATTA